TTTCAAAGAGTTCAAGAATCTAACTGCTGTCTTGGCACCAGTTAATCCATTATTAATTATCTCATCTTCAAGATGTTCTAAATGAGTATTCTTATCCTCAATTAAATAAGTACTAAATTTTATCATAGCTTATCTAAACTATCTATTATACACAAGGGACAATCTTCAAAAGGAACAGAACGAAAAGGACAAATACGCCCATGCTCTATTTCACCATAGCCCCCCATTGTGTGAATGGCTGTACTATTATTCTTTGCCTTCTTGGTCAGCCTCTCAGCTGATTCTTGAAACAATTCTATAAGTTTCTTCTCTGTCATATCTATCTATATTTATATCAAATATCTCTAATATTTATAATAATTAAACATTTGGCTAATATTTCCAATCAGCAGTAGCCACTTTAACGTCTTTATGTTGCTTCAAAAATGGTGAATCTGGTACATTTTTTGTATCAGAACCACCATCTGCCAATACTGGTTGCTTAGATTGTGAAATACTCTCCAATCTCATTCGTTTCTTGTTCATTCCCAACATGAATTTAGAATTAATTGTCGGATCACTATAACGATTCTTCAACTGTTTGAACATCAATTGACCACCATTATCCTCCTTTGCCACAATAGCTAACATGAGGTCTGCCGTAGCAGGTAATCCAAACGACTCAGATATATTTGAAAGATCCGGATCCGAACTCATAAATCCTTCTCTGTTTAGTTGGGAACTTGTAATTACAGGAACCTTTGACTCGACTGCAAACCCACGAATCTCCTCTGCTATGGATTTAATATAAACATAAGTATTCATATTTGCTGTCCATTTAACTCTGTTGGAAGCACATATATTTAGATAGTCTAATATAATAATCTGTGGTACAAATCGTTTCTTGATCTTCAACTCTCTCAAAAGAGATCGAAAATTACCAACATGAGCTCCTGATGTTGGATACTCCTTGATAATCAATCTACCAAAATTTCTAGTAGAGTTCATCATCTTTTCAATCTTGGAATTAAATGACTCACGAGGAAGAAATCGTATCTGGTCTATATCAGTATCCAAAAGATTTGCATCTATTCGTTCTGCTATCTTTTCCTGTGACATCTCCATTGTAATATACAAAACATCAAATCCTTGTTTAATATATTGAGATGCTAAATGAGTCTTAACTAATGTTTTACCTACACCAGTTCCACCAAGAAATACTGTCAAAGTTTTTGGTGATATTCCTCCATCCGTAATCTTATCCAACATCTCGATATCAAATGGAAACTTCAACTCTCGTTTATGATAAAACTCCCAACGGTCTTGTGAATCTTCTACATAATTATGTCCTACACTTGTATCCAAAGATACTGCAAGTGCATCTGTCAACATATCTGGTATAGCATCTTTTGGTTTCTTGGTATCTTTGCCTTCCAAGATTGCAATCGAATCTACAATACCATTATAAACAGCTGCATCCTTTGCCCACTTTTCTGTTTCATCTACTAACCATTCATAATCATCTGTTTTTATTTTATATGTTGTCAATACTTCCATACAATTCTTGAATAGTACTTCATTCAAATCATCTCTGCTCGTAATCATATTTTCAAGTGATGAAACTGTTGGAGGCTTATTATATTCTTGAATATGATTCTGTATCTCTGAAAATATAACCTTCTCTGGATGAGCTCTAAAATATTCTGGTTTTAAAAACACACCAACAAGACTTGCATACTCATTATTAAATATTAAATTTTCCAAAATTAACTGCTCTGTCCTCATAGACCTCTTCCCTTATGTAATATCACTCTAGGGTCATTAAGAATTAATAGATTTTTAAGTATCTTGCCTATCTCTACTTGAAACTGATCTTTATTCTTTTCATTTACAACACGATTCATATGTTCCTTATCTCCTTCCCAACCATCATCTCTATAATTTCCACCAATTATTTCATACTCAAATGCTATATCAAAACCACCTGGCGTATTATGATGATCTAATTCTACATTCTTAAAATAAAACTCCACACCCTTGAACTTACCTTCTTGTAATATAAATCTATACAAAGGACTTGAATTAAATCCAGCAGCAGTTTTATCTATATCCATGTTCTTCTCCTTCACATAATATCCACTTCGATAATAAATATTTTTGAGCCATAATACTTTGTGTCTGACCAAGTGATACAATACCAATCAAACCATCCAACATCAGTAAACAACAATAAAATATAAATTTAAATCTACCATATGGTAATCCCTGATGACGAGTCTTTTGAAATACTGGTTCTTTAGTATCAGTTTCAATACCCATACTCTCTTTAATCTTCATCTCCTCAAGAGATTCTTTTAGCACTTCATTATTATCTGGGTAATATACTTTACCTGTACCAAAATCAATTTTCATTTAACACCTTCCTTATCAGTCTACGTTTCTCATCTACATTAACTTCTAAAAACGGTTTATAATTATAACACAAAGTTTTTTGATCTCTCCATATAGGATCAATCAATTTCTTATCTAGTATCTTTGTAAAACCTAAAATAATATCCAAGACTGTAAAAGTTTCTAAAGAAATATCTTCTCCTAATAGAAGCTTCAATATTGGAGGATGATTAATTCCTTCACACTCAAACAACTCATTAAACTTAAGATCATACTCCTTCATATACTCAACAACTACTTTCATATTTCGTTGAAGATGAAGTGAGAAACTTTCCATCTTGTTCTTATAATCAATAAAGTAATCATCCAAAAATTCTGTTGGATACATCTTACCTCTAGTTATTTGCGATAAGTAATAATATATCAAATCCAATTCAATAACATATTTCTTTCCAAGTGATGTAAAGAAACCACGTTGCCAAGAGAACCCTGTTTGGTTCTCAAACTTAGCAAAGTATTTCTCCATTGATGCAATCGTACCCCAAGAAGCATTACCATAATACTTAAAGTAATCATACGAACCAGTAAAATGTAAGTACATAGCCTGATACGTTTTCCATGCCTTGAAAGTTCTATTTGTTTCTGCTACTTTTTCTCTTGGAAATGTAATCATTCAGCTGATCCATATGAAAATTCTTTCTTGGCTGCCACTTCAAGTTTCTCCATAACATCTTTAGTAAAATATTTCTCAGGATCATTCACAATAGTTTTCTCAAATGCTTTACCCTGTGGTGTTTCAAATCTGGTTGATACCTTCTTGAATATATCATACTTCTCTGCAAGTTCTACCAAACCATAATACTTATCCAACCCTGTCTTATAATCCAATTTAGTTTCTGTAATAGATTCTTCTTTAGTCAATCGACCCTTTACCAATTTCATTCTAACAATGTTCCCCAACACTACAGTCCCATCTTTAACTTTTCGTTTACCGAGAGTCACAATCACGGAAGCTGCATACTTGATTCCACCACCACCAGAAATCTCTTTCGTTGGAAACATACTCCCCACTTTGTCATAGGTGTGGTTTGTAATAATCAAAGGGATATTTGCCTTTGCAAGTTTCAACGCAAGAGTTCTGAATGCTGAACGAACAGCAGGGGCTCGGGTCATATCTCTTTTATCAGAACCACTTGCTGAATCTTCCATCTCTTTGCGTGTAGATAAATTACCAAGTGAATCAAGAAATATCATAATCTTATAATCTGATTGTGTATTATCAATTATCTTAATTGCTTGTGTTTTAAATTCTTCTACTGTTGCAACTGGAAATACAATAAACCTATCAGGGTCTATACCTCTCTCTTTAATCATTTCAGATGTCAATGCACCTTCACTTTCAAAATACACAATCACATTCTTCTTATCTGCATTCAAATAATTCTTAGCTATACTCAATGCAAAGAATGTTTTACCAACTGCTTCTGAACCAGCTAAACAAGTTATCTTGTTTGATGGTACTCCACCATATAATGAACCAGACAACAATGCGTTTAGGCTATACGATCCAGTATCAACAAAAGTAGAACAATCCCCAACAATACCAGCGGATACAACGCTTGCAAAATCATTTTCAGTCACCTTTATTAAATGTTTAACAATATTATTTACTGACATACTCACTCCTTAAAAAAAAGATTCCAAACTACCCTGCTTCTCAGTTTTCCAACCAATCACATTTAATATATTTTTAATAGGTTGAAGAAATGCTTTATCAAATTGTAAATCATAATCAATATACTTATCTAATTGAAATTCTTTTGGAAGGTGTGTAGCTACAGATATCACATTCTCATGTAATGGATTTGGTTCTTTTAAATAAGCAAATTTTATTTTCTCACCTTCACGAATTGCTTGATATTTTTTTGTTAATTTATGTTTTCTTAACAAATGATTATACAATAAAACACCTCTCACTTGGATTGGTGTTCCTTTAGTATATATACTTTTATTTGATGAATATTTTTCTATACCATGAACTGATCGTGGAAATGCTATCTTGTCAAAATCTAATGATGTAAACTTTTCACGATAATCTAATATACTTTCCATAACAGTAGCTTCATCAGTATTAATAATAATCTTAATCAATTCTTGAATCTTATCACGACACCATTCGGGCGTAGAACTTCGTACACTCTCTATGCCCATTATCTTTAACTTGGGCTCTTTGTATTTTACCCCTTCTGAATCATAAACATTAAGTATGTATCTTTTCTTTGCAGTCCAGATACCTTTATCTGCTATTACTTCTCTCCCCATCTGCATCTTTTGTGCATATGAGTTTACATACGAATGAAGAGTTTCATAACTGCTATCAATAAATGGTTCAATTTTATCCTTACTAATCTTGTCCAAGAAGGTGATAATCTTTGAAGTGTTATCAATATGTGCTGTGTCTTTGAAAACTTGAGAAACCAATTTGTCAAATGTAACATATATGCTATCCGTATCTGAGGCAACGACATAATCTATGTCCTTTGTATGAAGTAGATTATTTATATATGTATTTATACTCTTATCAATCCAACGAATTGCAAGCTGTCCTCCTGTCGTTATTCCCTCAGCCATCTCTAATGAATAATAACGGAAATGTTGATTAGCTAATGCACCATAAGCACTATTCAATAAAATCTTTTTGGACATCTGAATGTTATTACATCTGGATATGTTATTAACGACTGTTTGTTTATTCGTGTAATTACCATCTTCCAATTTCTGTTGCTCTTGCAACATCTTCTTCTTAAACTCTACTCGTTCATTATACATATCTTCCATTAATTCTGGAAGAAATCCTCTTTTCTTTAAACTAAAATGTTGTCCATTCGGAGTAAGTGTTAATTGTTTATCTTTTAAATACCCGGTATCTAATTTCTGTTCCAACAATCCTCTCACACCAATCTCTTGAGAATCAGCACACACAACTCCATCATATAAAGTTTCTGGACTTATATTATACTGCTGAATAAGATGTGGATATAGAGAATTAAGATCAAAACTGACTACCCATTTATGTAACCCAGCCTGTGGTTCTTTAACATATGCACCAATAATATCTTTTCGTTCATCCTGTTTAGGAGGAAATGGAATAACAATATTCTTTTTCTTTAAGAAATTATAGATAATGGCATCCCATGTTCTCACGGGAGAGAATACATCTTCAAAGTTGATCTTAGATTCATATGCCAAAGTGATAACCAACTCAAGTAACTTCATCTTCTCCTCAAGCTTCTCTACAATCTCAACATCACGAATATTATACTCAATGAATTTCTGATAGTTGGTCTTATACAAATCATATCCCTGTACATCTTCAACTTCTAATTTCTTTAATCCAAGTTCTACTGAACCAATATAATCCAAACGATATGATTCTCTAATCTTATATGTAAACTTCTTATATAGATCAATATAATCTAATGTTGAAATACCAAATATCGTATAATACTGATTCTCTTTACCAGCTATAAATACACTTCTATCATTTATCAAACCTATTGGTGATAATCTGGAAGGCCTTTTATCAAGATACTTAATACGATTAACAAGATATGGAATATCAAAGAACTTACAATTCCACCCTGTAATAATATGTGGATAATTATGTTCCCACCAAA